AAGCCCGTCTGCTGCATCAAAATCAGCTCCCGTGTAAACAAGGCCTCTTGTTTCTAATGCTGCAAATAATCCATCAGAACCTGTAAGTTGATTACCACCCTCTAGACCTGCTGCTGGTGCAATAAAGCTTGGTGTTCCGTTAGCTGCAAATACTTTTTCAGCTTCAATCATAGACATTTCTAGTTGATCTTCAAAACGAATTCTAGCTTCGTGCTCAGATTTTAAGTACCATAAATATCCAGATGTTCCTACTTCAGTAGTTACTTCTACCCATCCAATTTGAGCAGTATCAGAACCGCTTACATTGTACTTATCTCTAAGTATGATTGGCTTGTTATTGAATTGCTCAAAAGCTGCATCAACAGAAGTTCCAGCATTAGATGTTCCTTTTGCGTATTCAGAACCGTATACAAATACTTTTCCTGCGGCATGAGCTGTAATAGTTGGCGCTGCATATCCAACAACCGTTAATGTAACGGCTCCTGCAACTGCTGCTGCAACTGCTTGAACATACGCTTTTTCAACAACTAATCCATTAGCTGATGCTACTACAATAGTTGCTCCTGCTCCAATAACATTTTGTACTCCACCTGCTGCGTTAGCCGGGATAACCACTGTAGTTGCTGTTGTTACAACTGGGTCATATGCTACGTGTAATCTACCTTGCTCTGACCAAACTACTTGATCCGACGCCATAGGCATTTCTGCTCCAACCATACGTAAGAATCCAGAGATAGTACGATTACCGTATCTTTCTACTTCTTTCTCATATACTTCTGGTAAGAACTGTTGTGTAAAATTCATGTCTCCTAGAGACAAGTAGTTGTCGTTAAACAACGTTTGTGTTGGGCGTGGTGTTAAATGCGCTAACGCACCTGCACTACCCGTAAATGATCCTGCTATGGCCATAATTTTTAATTTTAAGTTTTAATTATCTTTTTTTTATTCCAAACTTAGAGGACGTTGATTGAATTGATCTCATTGTAACACCGCCTGTAGCATTGACTTTTTCATGAGTCCCTCTGGGGTCCATATCAATGTTCTTGGCCTTAGTTACACTGTCTTTCATTGCATCAGCTTTACCTTGTTGATAAAAATGATTAGCAATTTGATCAGAATTCATAGCTGTAAATAAAGACTTGTGATAACCCGCGGCATCTGACATTTCGTTTTTATCGTTTAAGAACTTCTTAACAAAATTATTAATGTCACTTTGGGTGTCTTTAATCTGATCAGCATTATTTACGTTGTAACGAAACTTCTTATCTCCAACGTTGAAATCAAAACCTTTGAAATCATTAGAAAAAAGCTTTTCCGTTCCTGCTTTAAATGTTGATACTTGACTTTCAGCTATTTTAGTCGCCTCCTTATTCTCCTCTGTATAACGGTTAAAAAATTCAACCGCTTTCTTTTGCTCAGGCAGTAATTTACTACCACCTTTTATTTCTGCGTAATACTTGCCTTTTACTTCGTCTAAGTATTTCTTTGCTTTTGAAAGCTCTTCTTTCTTAGCAATTTTCTTTTTTCTTATATCTCTTTCTTCGTCAATATCCTCGTCATATGAAAAATTATCTTCCATTAAAAAATCAACCTCTTCTCTATCTAAGTGAGGTTTTGATGCCTGGTAATATTCGTGCAACAATTGCTTTTCATCTAGCGAATCATAATCGACGTTTAATTTTACAAAGTCCTCTAGACTCCCGCCTGTTTCATTTACAAAGTCTACAACTTTTTGAATATTTTCAGGTAATTTAACCCCGAGATTTTGTTCAACAATTGCTTGCTCAACTTGTTCTTCAAGGTCTTCTGCTTTTTCCGCAACTTCTTCCTCTGTTATTTCTTGTATAGGGGATTCTGCAACTTGAATGGTGTCCCGTACTTCTTCAACCACTTCTTCGCTACTTGGCGCGTCTGCGGGTTTTTCGACAGGAACATCGCTTGCATCTGCTTTTTGTTCTGGAACGGCATCTGTTTCTGGTTTATTTAATAATCCTAAATCTACCTTAATAACCCCATCGTCAACCGACACGGCTTTAGGCTCTTCTGCTTTGACTTCGTCAACAACAGGTACTTCTTGTTTCAATTCTTCTGACATGATAAAATATTATATAATTATTACTATTATTATTACCTAGGGTCGAAGGAACCTAAGTCAAATCCACCGCCCATTATGTCGTTTCCGCTGGATTCGAAGTTTTTAGGGGGTAAATCATTTTTTCTTTGATTTATTAATTCGCTTTGTTGAGATGCTTGTATTTTAGTTCTGTCATCTTTGCGATCTTCTTTTTCTGATATTTCGCTCTTCTTGCCCTGTACTTCAATGCCTTTAAGCTGCATATTCATTTCAAACTCAAGCTGCATTAATTCTTTTTTCAAAGTAGCCTCTGCCATTAATTGCTGTTGGCCTATTTGAGCTTTAGCTTGTTCCAATTGTATTTTTTGTTGTATTAAAGCTTGACCTTTTTGCACCTCTGCTTGAGCAGCAACTTGTTGAGCTTGCGCATTTGCTTGTGCTTGTGCTTGTATCATTTGTTGCTTAGACTCTTGATCTCTTTTTCTTTTAGCTGTTTGTCTTAATTTTAACAATTGATTAGCTAACTTAAGATTTTTAACCTCTCTTAAATCTATCGCGTCTGATAAATCTATAAGCCCGGTTTGAACTGCTGCTTGTATATTGTTTTCTAAAACAGCCCTTTGCTCTTCATCTGGTTGTAATTCAATAAATATACCAAAATCATATAAATATAAATCACTCATTTCCTCTAACACAGCTACATTTTGGTTTCCTAACTTATGAATAAAAGCCTCTTTAGTCGGTGAGTATTCTAATATGTCTGAAATCCTTAATGATAACCCTTCGCATAAATCTGATGTTAAAAATATACTTCCGTCTAATATATGTCTTGTTGCTACATTTGAATTTGCTGCGGCCATTTTTTGTACACCTACTAACGCTCTTGAATCCGGAGTACTTCCATCTCTGGCCTCATTTAAACCGGTTACATCGCGAATCATTTGCATGTAGTAATTGTAATTAGCAATTAATGATTGCATCTTACCACCACCAGCGCCCGTGGTTATTTCTTGAATAGGCACTTTGCCTGGATTCATGTCGCCGTCTTGAGTAAATGATCTACCTATTACCGATCCTGTTTGAAAGAACATATTAAGTGCTTCTTGAGGATTGTAATTTGTACCGTTGCCTAAATCAACTTCAGCTAAACCGTCAGCATCTAAATACACACCATCTGGCACCATTCTAGACATTACTTGCTGTAGCTTTAAATGTGTTAACTGTATCATATCAGCAAACCCCGTTATACGCGATACAATGCTCTCTATGCGCCCTTTATACATTCTAGGTGCTACTATACTGTAATTCATTTTAACCTTAGTATAGTCGCTTTTTGGGCGTATCATATTAGTGGCTAATTCCCACTTTAACATCTTTCCGCCAAGCACCTTAACTCCCTCGTATAATACTTCTAATGATTGAGAAAGTTTTTCAATTCCATACTCATCATATAATTCTGGTGGTGGGTTGAATTGATCGTCTTTTGGTATTAACTTAGCTGCTCCTGTTGCTGTTTGTTTTACCTTGTATACTTCGTTGTTAAACGTTTTATAATTGTAATATAAAATTTGAACAGTATTAGAGTCATCTTGATCGTAGTTACTTAAAGTTCTATCGTAAGCTCCATTGTTTCTATAACCTTGTCCTGCAATTTCTTGCAAGTCATCATTGGTCAAATTAGGAAATTCTTTTTTAAGTTCGTTTAAGTGTACTGACTTAACTTCTCCTACATAATATATATCATCAAAGTAAGGTGAATCCGTATAAGACCAAACAAGGTTTACAGGATCAACATAATCTATTTTAGCTCCTTCTGATTTATTAAATGTATTTTTAACTGCACCTATACCTATAGTTGTTAAATCGTAATTACATCTTCTTTTTATTAAATCATACTTATTGCCGTCTAGTAAAACATTTAAAGCTTGTTCTTCAGCTATTTCTACTTGCTGCTTATAAGTGAGCTGCATATGTAAATCAAGTTCTTCCTTGTTTAAAGGTAATGTTTCTGGCGGATTTTCAAAAAGATTAACACCAAATTCTTTTTCTACAAATTCATTTAAGTCTTTTGTTTGCATGTCTCTAATAAGAGATTCCATATATCTGGTTCTCTTTTCTACACCGTAAGGGTCTTGAGAATATGCTTTTATATCAAATAATCTATCAGATATACCATTAACTACTATATCTACAAATTTAGGTATAATAGGAACTGGCTTCCAGTCTAAGTTTAAATAAGATAAATCACCATTAATCGATAACTCATCCTTATACTTTTGTATACCTTGCTCGCCTCTGGCGTATAATCTTAAATTATGAAATGTATTTTGATTGCTTTTAAATCTACCTATTCCATTATCACTACTAAACCACTCATTTTCTATAGCTCTACCAATCTTTTGTCCATAATCTTCAGACATTTTTTCGGAATCGCTAGCTATTTGGCTCGGAAAATAACTCGTTATAACTGACTCAGCCATATTTTTATTTTTCTATTAATTTTGATAAACCACCACCGTTGGTGTATTTAGCTATTTTTAAATTTATTTTACTTTTCTGTACGCTTTGCTTGGGATAATATAAATGTCTATTACAAGCCATTACTGCTAAGCCTGAACTTATTGCGGCATCAAACTTTGTTCTTTTATTTATATCAAATCTAGACCATTCATTTAAAGTAGTATTAAAGTACATAGTACCATAACTGCCATCTTCTAGTAATCCAACATGCTTATCTATATATGATTCAATGGCTGCTGCGTGTGCTTGCTTTATATCTTCACTGGAGTTAGGCATCCCACCTATTTCTCTTTCTGTAACAGATAATTTATTCCAAATTTTATCAGGCCTATTCATTGAGTAACCTCTATAGCCTCTTCTTTTAAAATAATACAGCAATCTAGGTTTATTATTTTCTGCTAATATAGGCATGCCGTAAAATATGCAAGCCATAAGTACATCTTCAAAAAATATTTCAGCAGTTTGAGGTCTAGCTATATATTCTAAAAAGAATGTATTTGCTGGAGCATCTTCCATACTAAACTTTGTTAATCCGTGCAAAGCACCTTTTGAACCTTGTCCATCAGTTGTGCCGGATATGTCATAACTATCACAACCAAAAGCACCCATATGTTCGTTGCCTGGGCTCTTTAATCCTTTTTTTGTGATTTGTCTATTTTGAAGCTCTAGACTTGGTACCCATGATATTTTAAATCTTCCGCTTGGGTTTGGGGTAAATATAACCCTAGAGTCTTTTACGCCGTTTTCCCATTGGAAGTTTCCTTTTGTTAATACATTAGTATTACCTAGGTCTTCATTATAATCTATTTGTTCGTATATTTTAACTAAATTAAATATACTATTTTTAGTTTCGTCACGAAAAGCGTGTTCTTCTGTTCTTGGAAACTGTCTGTAAAATTCATTTAAAGCATCCTGATCGCCTTTTAATCCTTCAACCTCATTATTCCAATGCTCTATTACTCCAACATCAATGACGTCTCCATGAGGGCCAACGCAGCCTTCTTGTGGCTTGGTAAAGACAGGCATCCCATAAGAATCAATGAATCCCTCGTAATTCCATTCCATAGGAACGAACAAAGAATAGAGTCCTGAGCGTGTTTGTCCATTTTTATTTCGTTTTGAAACGTCAGAATCATTATATAGTTTTTTAAAATTTTCACCACCTTTATCTAAAGCGTTTGATGTTGATCCCATCATACACTTTCCAATAACTTTTGCTCCTAATCGAAGTGTGGTTTTCGTAACCCTCCAGTTGTTGAGGATGTTGTCGGGCCTTTCCCATTTCCCTGATTCATCGTGGACGAGGAGTTTGAGTTTCTCACCATCGTAGGAGTTATCACCAGTGTTCTTCCAGTCGATCGTTGTATCAAGTCCTTCGAGTAATTCTTGACCTTTTTTGGTTTGTAATGATTTACGAGTGAGTCTTGAAGCGGGTATTCTATAAGCGAGCTCGGTCTTGGGCCTATCCATACCGTCCTGGATCGGTTTGAAAAAGAAGGGATAGTTGACGGAAATTGGTACCACCTTATCTGTGAACATCTTTTTAGCATCGGAACCAGATTTGGACAATATGCCGTACCGTGCATCCGAGGATATTGTAGCCAAGTTGACTGTCTCAGCTGAGGACATAAATGAGAATCCGCTTCGACGGTTTTTAAGATAACACATCCCATAAGACCTGGAATCGGATTTGCATGCTTCCCAAAAGATGAAGAATAATCTATTTGCTTCCCGAAAGTCTGGCTTCCCAACGTCAATTTTGGAGTGTTGCAGGTACATAAAGTGAGTACCAGTAATGTAAGTAGCCAAACCCTTATTATTGAACCAGTGGCCTTCTTCTCTAAGTTTAAATTGTTCATCTATATATGGTTCCCATTTTTCTTTAAAATTTTCAGGATAGTCCCTCCAATCAAAAACACTTTGTATTTGCTTTAGCTCTTTAGGAAATTCCTCAGGAGTCCAGCGATCGTTTGTGTTATCAACCTTAGAAGGGGCTTTGGGTAGCGCTATTCTAAGATTCTGTATGTTGTATATTTCTCCAATTTGTCCGGTTTTACTTATAACAACAATATCATGTTCTTTGTCATATCCGTACTTCCACTTTTTAGATTTGTTTAATCTAGATATAGTGTTCTGTTTAACAGGCGTTATAACCTTATATAATGTCTGTGCGTACATTACTTAGATCTTTTTTCAGCAAACCCGCTAAAAGTTTTCTTTTGTATTTCTTCTTTTGGCTTATTGTTAAGTAGATTTTCTTCGTCTTGAATTCTATTTAATATTTCAAAAGCATCAAAGATAGCTAGCTTTTTTGTGGCAGCTGCATTCTTTAATCTGTCTGCGGAAATATCATCATCAGAATCTACAATAGCTTCTTT